TATTCCTTAAATAAGTCAGACTAATTGGCATCTCATCAAAGCTACCGTTGTTTACTTCATTTAACATCCAGATACCTGACCAGCTACCATTAGTCTGAGGTGTCAAGTAGTCCTCATCGTGTTGGTAGCAAATACCTGCAAAGATACCAGTGATTCTAGTGTCATCAGCCCTCTTGCTAAACGCTATCGCTCGATCTTGAACGTGTCCCATAATACAACTCATGTGTTTCTTCTGTAGTAGTAGACCTGGGTTAGTAACTGATCTACCCATAACACCTGATGTAAAGTAGTGACTGTAGGCAATGTTATCTATGACCTTGACATCTAAGAAATCTTGTACTTCCCAACCATACTTACTGAGGTTAAAGTCGTTGTATCCTATCAGACCTTCTAGCTTCCTATCAGACTCAATAGCTCTTTGAATCCTTTGTTCATGATTCCCAATAAGAAAGACAAGTTTAGGTTTCCACGATTTCTTTCTGTTTCTTTTTAGTCTGTTGACTTCTGCAACAATAGGCTTCATTAATTTATCCATTGCTATGTTGCCTGCAATGATGTCGTTGTTGTATGTCCTACCTTCAAAGGACTTTTTACCAACATCATAGATTGACAGACTTGGCATATCCCAATGATCTCCTAGATGGACAATAACATCAGGCTTCTTCTCTGCTGCATACTTACCTACCCACTCTAAATGTCCATTAGGATAACCAGGTTTACATTGGGTATCAGGTATTACTAGGTGTCTCATGCTGTTCCTTTAACAGTTGTATGAAGTATTCTGCATCAATTACGACCAGTGGTTTAGAGTGATTCTGTTTGACAACTAGGACAGGTTCTCTATCTTCAGGGCAGTTGTCTGAGGCTTGTGAGTAGAAGGCATACACAGCAATAGAGTTTCTAGACTTACACTCTACTGATATACCTAAAGTATCTCCTGCCTTTTGAGAAAACAAAATGTCTTCTCCTCCTGCACCCATGCTAGTAGACCTTACGTCTTCCTTAGAAAAGGCAAACGTGTCAATGATCTTGTCTCTAAACCATTGCTGTAGTTTTCGACCTTTAGCTTTTGCGCTTTGGGTTTTGATTGCTTCCTCCTTAAGTTAACTTTGGAGTCCAGATTTCCCCAGCTTTCCTACGAATCCATAGTAGCTGTGCTCGTTCAGTTAGTAACTCAAGGTTATCCTCATACGCCTGTAATACGGCAGCGAATAATTGTCTCTCGTTCTGACATTCCTCCAGTAATTTACCTGCTTTGACTGGACCAACACCTTTTAACCCAGGTATGTTATCCACTCGATCGCCAGTAAGTATCTGAAGGTAAAAGTTCTTGATGGCTTCCTTCTCAGTAATGTAATAAAGATTGTCCTTGACAAAGTTGTAGTGCCATCCCCTCAACATATCAAGGTCTTTATCAAGCGACATAATGCAAAAGGCACCTGCCCTCATTTGATAGGCAGCTATACCAATTGCATCATCCGCTTCCTCACCTTCAACTAACTCAAAGCCCCACTTCTCAGTGAGGTAGTTACGCAGAGTCTCATAATGATTAGGCTTTCTAGCGTCACTACGATTCCCTTTGTACTCTTTCTCGTTAGCTATCTTATATCGGAAGTTGGATCGACCAGTGATGTAACCAGAGTAGTCATCAACATAGGTAGGTGAGATTAAACCCTCAATGTAATTACCCATGCGACTAACTGCAAACTTCTCATCGTCATCATCACTAGCGAATCCAATCCGATACACTAGGATATCACCGTCTATCAGTGCAGTTGCATTGTTGAGAGACGGCGCACCCATACTACAGTGCCTCTTGTACTAATGCGTCTGTAGGTTCGGCTATGTATTCAACCAAATCAGTCACAGTAATAGCAGAAATACCTGCGTTGATATTACCGTTGAACTTATTTTTATATGGTTTGATTACAGCCGTACACTTAGACCCGTTACCAATAACTTCCTCAATCTCTTGACCACCTGCGTCAAATGCTTTGATTGGGTAGTTCTTAGACTTAGGCGTGATGTAGTATCCTTTTTCATCATCATGGTTTACATCCAACATCGCCTGATCCTGTAATGCTTCAACGGCTTTATCAGATAGATTACAAATCTCTACTTGATACTTACCAGATAACTTATTAGGTTTATCTAGATTGGCCCACATTACATCACCTTTAATCTTAACTGGTTTCATTTAGTTCTCCTTAGCTTTAGTGTGTCGCTGCCCAATTAGCTCCTACTTTGAATTCCCCGTCCAAAGGGCAACGTAATTTCAGACGGATTCCTGCTTGACGGATGGCTTGCACTGCTAAAAAACCAACCATCTCCGCATCCTTTTCAGTTGTTTCAATCTGCCATTCATCATGCACATTAGCAACGAAACGGGCATTAATTTTACCATTAACTAACTTCCTATGCAAGATAATTAACGCTTGTTTCATAACGATTGCACCTGCACCTTGCAGTAATGTGTTGAGTGCTGAGTGCTGTGATCGGACAATCAACCTACGACCATCCAACCCAGGTAGCCATTCCTTCTCAGCCAATCGACTCACCTTGTCCTTAAGTTTCTGTAAGGCTGGAGTGTTCGCTAGGAAGCTATCAATTAACTTCTTACCTTCACGTTCTCCACCGCCTACAATAGCACCTATCTTAGCTGGACCAGCACCATACAGGAAGGCATAGATAAATGTCTTAGCTTGATCCCTTTGTGTCAGTCCTGCGGCTTCCATGTTCTTGGTATGGATGTCACCTTCCAGTATCTCTTTAGTGTAGGTAGGGTCTCCCATGTAGTGTGCTAACATCCTAAGTTCTAAACCACTAGCGTCAGCACCTAACAGTACATTACCGTCCTCTACTGTCCACATGGATCTACACTCTTCACCATACTCAGTCCCTACTCTAGGCACTTGGGCAAGGTTAGGGTTACTGTGTGTCATTCGTCCCGTGACTGCTCCATTGGTTCTGACCTGACAATGTACCCGTCCCCCTTCATCCACATTTTCAACCCACGATTTAACTTGAGCCACCCTTTTCTGAAGCAGTAGAAATCGCAGAAGACTAGTAGCTTCAGGTCTTTTAATAGTTTGTAATACTTTCTCGTCGACAATTACTGCTCCTTTCTCAGTGAACTTCTTAGGTTTCCATCCAAGACCCATCAGTCTCTCCGCTATCTGCTTACGGGAACCTGGGTTAAACACTTCAACTTTATCCTTTAATCTCCTACCAGTCTTGTCGCTGTATCGCTCAGTGACAATCGGTTTGAATATCTCTTGTAACTCAGACTCAATGTCTACAAGGCTTTGTTGCCAGACTGAAAGCATAGACATACACTTCGGTACATCTAGCTTGAATCCGTTTTCTTCTTGCTGTTTAACGATCTGAGCCACCTCATGCTCAAGATCAACTGACTGACCCCAGTCCAATAGATTATCAGTAAGATGCGTATATAGTGCATGAGTGATCTGAACATCTTGGATACAGTAGTCCACCATGTCCTCAGATAAACCGTTATCAAAGTCACTGAAGTCCCCTTTTTTTAGCCCTAGCCTCACGCCCCATGCATCGAGAGAGTGTCCTTTTTCTATCACGGGGTTTAGCAATCTTGACATAATCAATGTATCTCTTAACGGGTTCAAGTCTGTATTCAAACTCCACAGCTTCTTCAATACTGGTAAGTCGAACTTGATTATGTTGTGTCCAATCAAGAGATCGTCCGCGCTTACATATCTTTGTAACTCGGTCGCTGATTTCCATACTTTAATTTCTCCTGTATCTATGTCCTTAGTCACAGCACACCAAATGACAGTAGGATCTAAGCCATCAGTTTCAATATCAATCGCTAGTCTTTTCATGTCTGTAAGTATAATCCAAAGTTACCTAAACAAAAACCTACAAAAGTTATTGCCATCGCAGTTTGTCCTTTAGTAAAGAGATCAATAGCTATGATTAAATATACCACAGCTATAACTAATATTAACCAGCTTGACATATCGCTCTGCCTATTAGTTCTGGTATCTGAGGAACAACTGCATTGCCTAGTTGTTTAAGTCTGTCCACCCTACCGGAAACCCCATAAGCCACTCTACCCACATCGGGTTCAACTGCCCACCAGCATGAGTAGCTAGCGTCTTGGAGTTCCTTGCTAATTCTGCTGGTGATCTGCCATTGTCCTTGTAGTCCCTCGCTGTTGGAGTTGGAAACATTTCTCTCGCTACTGCTACTTCCAAGTTCTTGTGCGGATGGCTTGCTACTTTCGGAGTAAGTGTTGTTGCCATCGCTGAGTTTGCCCTGGGAGTAGGCCACAGTTTCGGATGTCTCACTTGATCCTGAAGTCTCAGTTGTCTCTGATGTCCTGACTCTCTCTTCCAGTTCCCCTTCGCCATCTCTTCCAAGACTTCCTGTGATACTGTCCCGCCTTGTACTGTCTCTGGGGTACGCCACAATCCAGATTCTGTCCCGTCTGTGAGGCGCACCAATACTGGCAGCGGTGATACAATGCCACTCCGCATCATACCCGATCTCAGAGATTTCCCTGAGCACTTGATCCAGTCC